AAAGCGTTCCTGACGGCTCTTTGAACGGCAAAGTCATAATGGATTGACGAATATCCATACCAGCGGCGTCGATATCACGGAACTCACCGGGCTGAAGTGGCTCATCTTCGTCCCTAATACGCGCACCACGCGCCTTAAAACCAGCGGGTAGGTTGGATAGCGTACCAGCGTCGATAAGCTGTCGCAGGATGCTCGTAGAAGCTTGGGACAGCCCTCCAATCATGTGGGTCAATCCAAAACCGTAAAAACCAAGTCCGGGCAAAAACTTGTAATGAACAAAGTATTGCTGACGACGCACTAACGCATCGTTCTGGTCATAGTTTCTACGAATAGCCAAAACATCGCCAGTGGCCTCAAGAATGGTTACAATGTAAGGCAACTTCAGACCGCTTGCCTCACCAAATGCGTCCATGTCCTCGAAACCATCAAGATCAAGAGATGTATGAACCTCATACAACGTCATCTCCTGAGAGGGGCCAGCTATCTGTACGCCCTGCGCTTCATCAATGGATTCTTGAACTTCCGAATAATTGTTCTGGTTTCCACCGTCCGGCAAATCAACATCACGATAAAATCCAGCAATCTGCATCTTGCGGATTTCG